ATTGCTCCTTCTTCAAAGGCAATTGTGAATGGTCGTGAGGTTTCTGAGGATTATATTCTCGGACAGTATGACAATCTTGAGTTCATAATGCCTTCTGGTAGCAAAGGATAAAATTAATTTAAAGTTCCAATAATTCCCCTTTCATTTTTAGGAGGAGGTATTAGAAATAATACCTCCTCCATTTTTAAACTTTATTTTTTTTTAAAAAAAGAAACGAAGGAGAATAGTATGGAAGAAGAATCAAAATATAATATTATAATATTATTTAGTGGTGGTGCTGATAGTATTCTTTTACATCAATTAAGTAAAAGTTTAGGTTATAAATCAATTCTTTTATTTATTGATTACGGTCAAAAACATATTAAAGAATTAGAATTTGCTAAAAAATATGCAAATGAAGAAAATGCACATATTCTTTATACAAATTTTCAAACTTATTCAGCATTAACAAATAGTGCATTAACCGGACATTTTGAAAATAATTTATATGAAAAAGTAAATGAATTTTATGTTCCAATGAGAAATACTTTTTTTCTAACGATTGCATCTGCATATGCTGAAACAAATAAAATTCCATTGATTTGGTTTGGTGCTGATTATTCAGATAGAATTAATTTATTTCCAGATTGTTATCAAGAGTATGTTGTTAAAATAAATGAATTGTTTTCTTTAGTTTGTACATCTCAAATTAAAATTGAAGCTCCATTATTGGGGTTGACAAAAGAAACAATTTTGGATTTATTAAAAAAAGAATATAATATTACAGAGGATAGAATGTTCTCTGGATATGAAGAATAAATATTAAAAAAGAAAGGAAAATGAAAATAATGGAAAATAATAAAGAATTTATAAAGTCTTATAATATAGCTAAGGGACTTATTGAAGATAGAAAATTAGATAATAATCGAATGGGAATAAATGATAATAATGTTAATACAAATTTAATTTCTAAACATTATTCACCAATGATAGTAAGAAAATATAATATTATAAAGGGATGGCCTTTATATTTAGGTTTAATATGTGATGAAGATTTATCTGATTTAGATCACATAGTTAATGGTGTAATTGATGCATGTTCTTATATGATTGAATCCAATAATATTCAACAGATGAGAAATATAACAGGTATTTTATCAGAAACTATTCAAATATATTATAATGATAAGAAAAAGAATTGTGTAGAAGGAATCGCAATTCTATTATATATAGATAAATGTGCAATTGAAAACTTTTTTGGTGATTTTATGAATCATACTTCATGTCGTATAGAATGGTCAGGTATAATTGGTATGTTACCTCATATTTAATTTAGAAAATAATGTTTAAATAGGAGTAAGTGTGAAATTAATAAAACCAAGTTATAAAATTATTGATAATTTAGATCCTATATATATTTTAGAAAAAATTGAAATGTGTGCAAGAACTTGTTATAAATCTAATTTAAGTAATAATTTTGAACAAACTAAAGAATTTTTAAGAAAAATAATTCATGTTAGAAAACATGAATCAGTAATTGAACATTTTTCATTTACAGTCAATTTTATTATTGATCGTGGTGTTAGTCATGAAATTGTAAGACATCGTTTAGCAAGTTACTCACAGGAAAGTACTCGTTACGTAAATTATTCTAAAGATAAATTTGGAAATCAATTAACATTTATTATTCCTGAATGGCTTCCCGAATTAGAAGATGGAGAATATTATTATGATATACGAAATAATGTATGTTATAATAATAAAAATGTTGAAGTTGATGAATGTACGATTAAATATTTAAAAGAATTATTAAATATTGAAATTACTTATCTTGATTTAATAAAAGGTGGATGGTCAGCTGAAAAAGCAAGAGATATATTACCAACCGCTACAAAAACAGAAATTGTTGTTTCTGCAAATCTTAGAGAATGGAGACATATTTTAAAATTAAGAACTGATTTTGCTGCTCACCCTCAAATGAGAGAAATAATGAGACCTTTTTTAGATGAATTAAAAGAAAAAATTCCTGTAATATTTGAAGATATCGAATATTAAGAAGGAGGTATATTTATGGAAAATGTAAAAATGATTAGTTTGTGTATTATTTTTGTATTAATTATTATTTCTTTTATTTTTGGTTTATATTATTTAAAAAGAACAGTGAACTACAATTTATATTATAAAGGTCAAGTTGAACAAACAGTTAAAGAAATGGTTAAACCTGAATATTTAAAAGAAATTTACAGGTAATACACATGAATAATATTAAACAGGTTATTGTCATTCGTAAAGATCTTAACATGCGTAAAGGAAAAATGATAGCTCAAGGTTGTCATGCATGTTTAAAATCGTTACTTGAAAATTGTATTAAAAAACAAGAAAAAAATTCAGATTCTTATGAATATCAATGGATAATATCAGCTGAAGAGAATACACCTTTAGAAAAATGGTTAAATGGAATTTTTACAAAAATTTGTGTTTACGTTAATAGTGAAAAAGAATTATTAGAGATTTACGAATTAGCAAAACAAAATAATATAATATGTAGTTTAATTACAGATTCGGGATTAACAGAATTCTATGGTATTCCGACAAATACATGTATTGCGTTGGGTCCGGACTACTCGGAAAAAATTGATAGATTAACAGGTTATTTAAAATTACTTTAGAAAAAAATAAGAGAGGAGGAATAATGAATATTATTTATGCTCCCCATTGTGATGATGAAATAATTGGATGTTTTGAATTAATTTGTAACCCAGATGAAGAATTTATAATATATTATACTCATCCTGAAAATATGAATAGGATAGATGAAGCGAAAAATTTAAAAAGTTTATTGCCTAATATTAAAGATCAATTATTTGATTATTCATTCTCAACTTTTGAAAAAAAATATACTTATTATTTTCCTGATCCTGTTTATGAAACTCATCCAGATCATAGACAAATTGGTGCAATAGGAGAATCATTTTTAAGAAGTGGATATAATGTAATATTTTATTCAATTAATATGAAAGCCCCATATATTCATAAGGTTAAAAATCCAGATAATAAAGAATTTCTTTTGAATCAAATATATCCTTTACAGAATAAACTATGGGAATATGATAAAACATTTATCTTATTTGAAGGTAGATGTAAATGGTTAATTTAAATAGACATATTTAAAAATATTGATGTACTCATGCGTTGTTACAACTTTAGGATCGTATTCTTAATTGTAAATTTCTTATAATTAAGAATATTCCACACCGTAAGTGAGGGTAAGTGGATGTTTTACGTAAATTATGTAAAACAGACATTCTCACTTTTTTGCTTTACAATTTTTTAAATGGAGAAAAAATGTCTAAAATAATTTATGTACCGCAATTTCCAACAAAAATGAGATACCAACAATGGCATTATTCTAGTATCAAAAATTTTTTTGAAAGAAAATTTAAAAATGTAATTACATTAGGTGAATTAAAACAAGATATTTTAAGTGACAAAACAGATGAGATGTTTTCTCCAATAAATTTAGCTATAGATTTTGAACTTTCTCAAATAAAACAATTTATGGATTTAGATACAAAAGACATAGATTATTTATATTTAAATGATTTATCATTCCCTGGATTATTTTCAAATATATTACATCATAAGAAAACAAGAAAAATGTTTGCATATGTTCATGGAACATCAAAAAATAAATTAGATTATTTTGAAATGGATAGAGAATCTAAATGGCTTGTTGAAACAGGACAATCAAAATTATTTGATAAAATATTTGTTGGATCTGAATATCATGCAAACAAATTAGGATGGAAAAATATTGAGGTTATTGGTTTACCTATTCCACCTTATCCATCATTCAATGAAAAAAAAATATTTGATATTATATCTGTAGCTAGACCTTGTAAACAAAAAATAACAAGATCAGTTGAAAAAAAAGTTGAAAAAATATTTGGAAAAATAAAAAGAAATAATAATAATTCGTGGTTAGAATATTATAAATTTCTATCACAAGGTAAAATATTATTGATAACAGGTAAAGAAGATACATTTAATTATAGTATACTTGAAGCTATTTTAAATAATACTATTGTTTTAGCTCCTAACCGATGTTCTTATCCTGAATTATTACCAAAAGAATATATTTATAATACAAGTAATGAGCTAATTGAGAAAATTAATTATTATATAATTAATTATAATAAAGTTCCTGAATTAAAAAATTGGAATATTATTTCAAATTTTTATAATAATTTACAGTCATTTATAAAGAATTGAGTCTATATATATTAATATTTGAATAAATATATAAGATAAATATCTCTTTTAAAGAAGCCCCAGCCCTATCTACGTTTAGTATTTCCTCCTCTTTCACATAAACGTAGAGATGTTCGCCCCGTGAGTGAGGGGAAGCGAAATGAGATATCATCGGGATATCTTATGGCTATTCTCACTCTAATTTAATAAATTTTTTTTGTCAAGAATATACTTATTTTAGAACAAAAAACAAAGGAGCCAAAATGAAAAAAGAAATATTTAAACTTTTAGAAAAAAAATTAAATGGTGAATTAGAATCAGTTTTTGCAATAGATAGTTTTCCAGGAGGCAATGAAATTACAGATAAAAAGGAAAAAGAAGAATTAGAAGAATCAAATGAAAAACCCGAAAGAAAATTAAATATTTTAATTGATTTTGATGGTCCCATTCATAAATATTCTAAAGGATTTAATGATGGGACTATTTATGATGTACCTACGAATGGTGTAAAAAAAGCAATTGATATTTTAAGTAAATATTTTAGAATTGTTATTTTTACAGCAAGGTTAAGTTTAGAAGCAAATAATGGTGATGAAGAAAAAACAAGACAATCTAAAATAGATATTGAAAAATATTTAAAGAAACATAATATTTATTATGATGATATTACATGCATAAAAATACCCGCAGTTGCTTATATTGATGATATGGCTATTCAATTTGATAACTGGATAAAAACATTATTTATAATGAAAAAATTTTTAAAAAAAATAGAAAATTAAAAAAATTTGATATTCTTAATTTTTAATTAGAACAAATTAAAAAAATTATAAACTTTATTTATTATAGAGAGTGATTTTTAGGAGGAAATAAAATTATGAAATTTTCTTTTGCCGAACTTAATAATAACATTTTAACAAGAAAGTTTGGCGGAACTTCTGTTGGTATTGCCGAACCATATGTTACAGGTACGCATTTTATCTGGTTTACTAAAGTTCCACCTAAATTAATAGATTATACTGTAAATATGAATAGTGGTATATCTAGTGAAGAAGAAGTCAAAAACATTTTAGCAGCATCTTGTTTAAGTGTAACACCCCCAGGAGGAACATTAAATAAAATTGAGTTCACAGGTTTAGGTGGGATCAGATGGTCAGTTCCTGGAAATATTGATTATGGAAACTCTGTTTCTGTAAAATTCTTAGAATTTATGAATACACCTATCTTTGATATTATGCATGGATGGGTTAAGATGATAAGAGATTATAGAACCGGTGTTTCAAGTCTAGTTGCTGGTGATTCAGGCGAAGGATATTCTAAAAAAGCATATGCTGGGACTATGTTATATTTTACAACGGCACCTGATGCTGAAACAATTCAATATTATGCATGTTATGATGGTGTTTTTCCAACAAGAGATCCTCAAGATATGATGGGAAGTGATGTTGAATCTGTTGGTAGATTAGATATTGAAATTGAATTTAACGTAGATTATACTTGGCATGAACCTTGGGTTAAAGAAAGATGTAAAAATCTAATTAGTTCTCTTAGAAAAAGTAAAGAAACAGTTGAAAATTATAGACCTGTTTCTTAATTTTTGTAAACTTCAAGAATTCTTATACATTTTAAAAACGAATATCTAAAATAGAAAGGAGATAAACATGTTTAAAGGTTTTAATTATAAATTACCCGAGTATGAGGTTATAACTCCTCATACTCATGATTCATTTACATTAAGAACATTAACAGTTCAAGAAGAAGAAAGATTAAAAGGCAGTATGATGACTGCATCTAAGATTACAGATCATCTAAATAAATGTATTTATGAGTGCATAGTTTCAAAACCTGATCATATTACAGATTTTAATAGTTTTCTAAAAAATACAACAGTTAAAGATAGAGATTGTCTTTTATATGGTCTTTATCATATTACATATGATGAGATAAGAGATTATAGTATTAGATGTTCAAGATGTGAAAAAAAGTATGAAGTAACAATCAATGCATCTGATACATTTAATTATTATCCTTATCCAGAAGATAATATACTTACAAAAACACTAACTATTCCTTTAAAGGTTGCAACCGGTGTTTCTGTAATTTTAAAACAACCGACATTAGAAGATGAACAGAAGGCAATAAAATCTTTAGCATCTCCTGAATTTACATTAGAAACTGTTTTTGAAACATTAATTATTACTAAATTTATTCAAGAAAGTAATGAATCAAATGATTCAATTGTTTATGATTCAAGAGATGATATTATTTATGCATATAGATCATTACCTTCAAAAGATAAGAGAATCATATTTGAAGAATATGAAAAAACTTTTGGTAAATATGGTATTGAATTAAAAATGAAGGGAACTTGCATACATTGTAGTAATGAAGAAATTATTAATATTGATTTAGTGGAAAACTTTTTTCGTATGGTGCACTCAATATAATCAAATAAATCAATTTAGAAAAGAATTACATGAAAATATTTTTTGTTGTATGGAATTAGGTAAACAACAATATCAGAATATTATTGAAATGCCAGTTAAAATTTTTCATGATTATATTAAATGGAAATCTGATGTAGAAAATGAAAAAGCTAAAATTTTAAAAAATGAGGCTTCTTAATGTCAGGAATTTTAAAAAAATTTAATAAAGATCTTATAGGTTCAAATGATACACTTGTTGATTATACAAATGAAATTTCACCTTCGGGGGACTTTAAAAAAATTACAGGGATTGATGTTATAATTAATTCATGGAAAAATCTTTTAAGAATTAGAAGAAGAACCAAAGATCATGATCCAGAAACATCAAGTTATATTGAAGATTTTTTATTTGAACCTTTTGACGAAGACACTAGACAACAGATAGGTGAAGCCATAAGAGATATTTTAACACAATTTGATAATCGAGCTAAAATTGAAAGTATAGATGTAGATTTTTTAAAAAATGAAAAAGGGTTTGTTGTTGATATTGTTGCGTCATATAAAGGTGAAAAAGCAGGTTTAAAAGTAAATGTATTTAAATAAGTTTTGGGGATAAAAATGGAAAGATTAATTTATTGTACTTTAAAAAATTTTAGAAGAAAAACTTTAAGAAAAAAATTTTCACGTAACATTCATTTATTTTATATACCTTATAAAAATGACTATCATTTATATCTTATACTTCTTGGTCGTATAGGGAATAAAAATATAAGTCCAAAATCTAAAGTTCGGGAATATTTAACTGTTCAATTAAACTTACTTCCAACTGAAATGTTAGATGAATTTATTGAACGACAGAAACAACGTTTCGGTAAAGATTATAATGTTATTGAAAGATTAAAAGGTGAATACTCCAATGATAGAATTAAAATTTTGAAGGGTGGAGATTATATTAAATCAGATTTAGAAATACAATTTTTACCTAAAAATAGTAGACTCGATAGAAAACTTTTTATATTAAAGGGATTTCTAAATTTGTTATTAGAAGAATTTAATTTAAATGATAAAAATTTTAATCAAAAAATATCAAAAATTAATTTTAAAAGATTAGCTTAAAAATTTACAATTATTTATTTTACAGGAAATTTTTTAAATGAAAGATAAATTTTATTATTGTATCTTAAAAAATAGTAAAGGGGTTTTTAAAAAGAAATTTTTAGGAAATACCCATTTATTTTTTATACCTTTAGGAAATGATACATATGGTTATTTTGGTCTTATTGGAGAAATGTTAGATGATAATGATAAACCATTAAATAAACATAAGTATATTAAAGATTATGCTTGTACATTACTTTCAATTGTACCCTCTGATATAGTTAATGATATTATTTATCATCAAGTAAAATTATTTAAAGGTAGATTTAAAATTGTTGAAGAATTAGATTGTATATATTATAATTCAAAAATTAAAATTTTTAATAAAGGATCTTTTATTAAATCAAGTTTAGAAATTTTTCATTTACCTGAATATAGTACATTAACTAAAAAAATTTATAAATTGGTTGGATTCTTAAATTTTTCTTCTGATGAATTTACTTTAAGTAAAAAAAATGTTGAAAGGAATGTTTCTAAAGATCAATTTACAAAATTATTATATAAGTATCAAAAAGAGGCAATAAAATAATGAAATCAAAAAATAAAATATCAAAAAGAATAAAAGAATCTATTATTAATGAATCTATAAAAAAATTAGATTTTAAAAATTTTGAAAGAGTTGTTGAATATATACAAAAACAATCTGATGACAAAATTATAAGTATTTATCTCAATGAAGCAATAAATGATTTTATTCTTAAACCTTCTGCGATGTCAAGTCTTTTGTTTTCATATTTAAATAAGGAATGTAGAGAAAAATCAAAAAAAGAAAAATTTGGTAAAAAAAGAGCAATGGAGTTTCATTATTGTAGAGCCATGGCTGCAAAAAAAGTAGTTGAAAAAATAATTCAAAATATGAAAATGTGTGAACATGCAGCAAATCCAGAAAAATGTCTACAGAGATTAGAAAAACAAGTTATTAAATGGAGATTAGTTTATCAACAAGCTGTTGAAAAATATAATAAAAAAGTAGGACTAGATTAATTAATGCAAAATTATAAGAGAATTTATGATTATATACAGGAATATTGGTTTTTATTATATGATATTTATAGTAAAGATGGTGTAGCATTTTTATCAACTTATTATAATATTAATAAAGAAACAACAGTATGGGATAATGACACTATTTTCAGTGGTTCTTATGAAAAAATTGGAAATCTATCTGGAATAAAATGGAATAAATATTTATTGTTACCTATTTTCTTTTTGGGTGATATTGATACAATTTTTGATGCTCAAGAAACTGGATATATAGCAGATCAAACATTTGAATTTGTAATTCCTGGTTCATATGGAATAATTCCATATCAAAATGATTTGGTTAAACTTGATGATACATATCTATTAAATAATGAAAATAAAAATAAAGGTAATTTGTATTCAATTTCAGGAATAAAAAAGCAATCTCCTTATGATAAAACATTTTGGCATTTAACATGTGTTGTAGAACAGAGTAGAAATGAAACTCATATTCAAGATCAACTAGAAGAAACATTTATGTTTTTTGAATATGATAAAAATATTCATACCCTAGATAATTCTCTTTTTTTAAGTAGATTGCTTAAAAAAAATGAAATTTTAAAAAATAAATCAAATCCTCTTTTTGATAACAATAGTGGATTTTATTTTATATAGTTTAGGAGTTCAGAATGAATAATATTACATCAACAAGTTCGGATATATTTTTATCTAGAGATAAAATTAGATTATTTATGATTGAAATGTTGAAATATTATGGTGATTTACAACAAGTTGATTTGACTAAAAGTTCATTCTTATCATACTTTATTGATAATATGTCAACTTTTACTTCAAATATTTTATTTTATGCAACCTCTGTTTATAAAGAATTTTTTATGACAAAGGCTCAATTAAATGAATCTGTTTTAAATTTATCAGCGTTTTTGGGTTATTCATCAATATCTGCAAAATATTCAACTTGTGATGTTCTTATAACAATTCCTTTACAATTTGAATCAAATAATGTTTCATTTACAATTCCTAATGATTTTAAATTTTATGCAGGAGAAATTGAATTTAATACATATTATTCTGTAAATATTTCAGTTATAGATAACATAAATTCTAAAGTTAGTTTACAAACAGGAAATAAAATTTATGATTTACCTGTTTATATTAATTCCGAAGGTTCTGAATTTTCATTTTTACTTCCTGTTAGACAATATAAAATAATTGAACAGGAATTTCAAGTTGATTCAGATCTACAAGCATTTCAATTTTTAGAATTTGATGTTGCATTTGAAGGTCAACCATCTAGTGTTGAGGTTTCTGTTGTTTCTCCAAATGGATTTTCAGTAACATATGAAAAATTTAATAGTCTATATCTAATGAATAATACACAATATGGTTATATTTCCAAAAGAACATCTAATGGTTTAAAATTATACTTTGGAAATGGATTAATGGGTTTCCAACCAGAACCGGGTTCAAAAATTAATGTAACAATTTATACAACATTAGGTTCCGATGGGAATATAATAGCAGGATCTATAAATAAAGGTAATAGAATTTATTTGACAAATGAAAATAATGAGGTAAAACTTGTTGATTATTCTTGTATAAATCCTTCTCCAGCATTAAATGGTGAAAATGAAGAAGATATAAATGAAATAAGAAATAATGCAATCAATAATTTAGTTTCAATGTCAAGACTTGTATCTGAAACTGATTATATTAATATGAATACGATTCTTAAAAATAATATTTTTGGCAAGAATTCATTACCAATATTAAAAAGATCTGATTTAAAATGTAATGAAATTCAATTATTCACAACTATAAATTTTAATGATGAATTTATTCCTATGAGAAATGGAAAAATAGAATTAAATGATAGTACAGATTACATTCCTAAATTAACAGAAATAACAATTAATGATGAAGAATTTTATACATTTTTTGATTTAGAAATAGATAGAATTAATTCTTCAGCAAATTATTCATATATTATTAATGAAGTTTCTTTAGTACCTATTTTAAATTATACATATAATTCAGAATATGAAGGAATTACAATAGTAGACTTAAATGTTAAGAAAACTGAAAATTCTGGAAGATTTGAATTGACATATAATGGTGAAGATGAATATGCTGAATGTTCATTAAGAATCCTTCAAAATGGTAAAGTTGCAGAAATGACAAATGATCCAATCAATAAATGTTTTTATTATGAATTTACTCCTTATACTACTTTTCCAAAAGATAATGTGAATATTTATTTTACAATCTCAAACCCAGAAATTGGAGATATTTCTACATTCTCAACATCATTAACATTTAGAAAACCATTAAAATCATTTATGATGTCTAATGTTATTTGTGATTCAACATCAACAATTATTTATGATGTACCTCTAATTAAAAAAGAATATTATAATGAAATAGAAGATAAAAAATTTTTTGAATTATCGTGTTTTCAAAATATTATAAATTTAGAATTAGAAAATTTTAGAATGTTGACAGATTTTACTAATATAAAATTTACTACAACTTGTGGTAAATTAGATAATATGAGATTTAATAATGTTAGTTCGTTACCTGTTATTGATATTATTTCTTCGCCACCAGATTTACCTGTTTCTGGAGATAGATATATTATTGATAAAAATCCAACAGGAGAATTTTCGGAACATAGAAATAAAATTTGTCAATATACCGGATCAAATTGGATTTATATGGATGTATCTACAGATGATATGATTTTTGTTGAAAATAAAAATTATAAATATATTTTCACAGGTACTGAATGGGTTCAACCAATCTATGATATTCCTGTTAAACTCCAATTGGATGTTTTTACAGATCAATCTTATACTGGAAATAAAGTAGATTTAATAAATACCATAAAAGATACACTTATAGAAACTTTTTATGAAACATTTGGAAATAATACCAATTTATATAGATCTAGAATAATAAAAACTGTTCAGAGTATTGATGGGGTATCTCATTGTAATTTAATTCATCCAAAATCTAATATATTCTTTGATTATGATATAGATACTTTTATACAGGAAGAATTATTTGAATATTCACCACAGCTTGTTCATTTTACAAGAGATAGTATAAATATTAATATTTTTTAAGGAATCTAAAATATGTCATTAACTATAGATTTTTTATATGATAAATCAAATGTTAAACATAAAGAATTAAAAAAATGGGTTAGTACAAAAACCGCAAATGAGTTAATGGAATTATCTAAACCTTGTTATTTTCCTCCATTTAAAAAAGAATACACTGAATTATTATATCTAACAGGTTTAAAAAATACTGATATTAGTAAATTTATAAAAGAATTTTACCCGGCCAAATTATCTAAAGAACTTATTCTAAGGGATAATGGAACAAATATTTTATTATTTATCATATATTATTTCTTAAAGAAAAATGATAAACATTCTGCATTAGCAACAATGACATATCTAAATATTAAATTTTATTCAAGTAGATTAAGAGTTCATTTAAGAGTTTATTGTGATCCTAATGTATTCAGATTAGCATTAGATAGTTTATCAAAAAATCATTTATTTGTAAGAGAAAAAACAATATCAAATGCTATTTATTATCTTTCTAATTTTGCAATTAATAAATTTAATAAAATTTTAAAGGAATTTGATAATCCTGAGAAAATATCAAAATGTGTATATGATATAAGAAATAAAATTGCTCAGAGTGTTAGAAGTTTTGCACAAACATATTTCAAAATTTCTGAAGCTGGAGGAGGTTTTAAAGATATTGAAGAATATGACATTGATCTAGAATCTAAAACATTAGGATCTTCAAAACAAAAAATTGCAATTGCTGTTTCTAAAGAAATTACAATTTTCAAAAAAGTAGATCAAAAAGCATTTAATTCAGCAAGAAGTTTAACTAAAGTTAATTATCTTATTTGTGAATTTTTAGTTAAATCAATAAATGATATTAAATATATTGATGATATTAGAGTAATATTAGAACTATTTCTAAATGAAATAAATAAAAAAGAAGATCTATGTTCAACAAACTTTTTTAGAATTGTTCAAAAATTAATGGCAATTAAGAAAACTTCAAAACCTATTTATTTTAAACAACAAGTTACTAAATTAGTATGTAAACTTTTACAATCCTCAAATTCTATAAAAGAAAAATATGATGAATTAACAAATCAAACAAAATTTCAAATTTCTTCATTTATGGCATTTTATTTATGTTTAATAATAAGAAATAGATTTTGTTAAAAAATAATAATTCTAATCTATAATTTAATCTTTTTAAAATCTATTGTTTAATTTTTCTTTTTTCCTTCCAAAATATCCTATCTAAATAACCATATTACTATATATATTAATTAGTGCAAAATAATATTGATTATATGTGATTACGGTTTGAGTTTTTAGGAGCATAGAAAAAACCGTAAGGAGATTCAAAATGAAAAAAAGTGTTAAAGATCGGATTAAGGCAATAGGTGAGGGTATTCTTATACTTGTGGGATTATTCATATACATAAGCTTATTGGATACAACGAGTTTGTAATAAAAAAATAAAAAATGGGAAGGAATATTAATTCTAATCCTTCCCATTTTTTTTAGTCAACTTATTTAATATAGAAATTTAAGAGAATCTTTTCGGTTGTTCTTGTTGGTTCTAAAATAACATTAACATGATAAGTCTTTGTTTTTCTTTCATATTCAGTTGCACCAACTTCAACTGAATATGAATATAATCCTCTTTTACGTTTAATATCTTCTAAAAATGAACAAACTTCATCAGAAGTAGCTGACCATGTAATTTGATCATTTTGTTCAAATATATAATTATTAGTATAAATTTCTAATGCTCTTTTTATATAAAGAACAAGTCTTGTAATATTTAAATCTTGAAGAGCTGATGCTTTTGTTTGACTTGTCAATTGGCTCCAAACAACATAATTTGTTCCAAATTTTACAATTGGATTTATTTGTTTTAGATATAATTGGTCTCTATCGCCAAGTTTCGGTACATATCTAAGTTCTTTAATTGAATCAATTGATGCTCTATTAAATCCAGCAGGAGCATACCATAAATCACTAACTCTATCATTTCTTGGTAAAATATAAGACATATGATAAACTGGTGAAACCCAAATATCCTGTCCTGTAAATTGGTCATTAATTTTTGAATAAATATCATAAATTGCACAAAGATAATTATTAAATGATTGATCATTTCTGGCAGAAATAGAATTAGTTAAAGATGAATTATCACCATTATCAATTATAGCCACACAATCTTTTCTTGCTTTTACAAGATTTGAAATTTGAGTTTTAACATCTGATGGATACCCACAATCAAATACTAAATTAAAATAAACAGTATCTATATCATACATTACATCTTCTTTATTTCCAGTTATGGGATTGACTAAAAGACCAGAAAAAGCTTTTTGTAAAACATCTGTTCCATTTTCAGAATTAAATGATCCATCTTCATTAACTATATTTCCATCAGAACCTCTTTTAAGAGGTAATGGTGATGCTGAAAATACTGTTGAAATAAGAACATCTGATTTTTTTACTTCATA